ACTGTTGACTTTGCACATCCTGAAAGTAATATACTTGACACTGATCATTCAGAGATACCGCACGAACACAAGTGCGCTCACATAATTGCCTTAGACGACGGCAATTTTGCAGCACAACCTAACAACAGATGTATATGGGACATACCTTCTTTCACAGTGAAAGATGATATACCTGATTGGAAAGTGCAAACATCTGAATGGAATGTAGAAGATAGTAGAGCCTGGCGTACAGAAGATACGGACAAGTTCTTTTATGAAATTGAGGAAAAGAAAAAATAATATGGAGACCTATTATGGACTACAAATTTACAGCAATAGTGATAATATTGTTATGTTTACTGGCCGTTTTTGTAAGACCTCCCTACACACCATTGAAAATAGATAAAAAAGATTATATAATTCCTCCACCAAAACCTAAAATAAATGAGCAATAAACCATTACATATCGGAGAAGAGGCAGCCGTGCAGATGCCTATGAAAACGGTTGTTAGTTTGATTATAATCGTCGCCCTCGGCACCATGGGCTATTTCAACATGGTAGAACGTCTTAACCAACACTCAACAAGATTAGAGTTGATGGAAAAAGATTTAACAGAGAACACAGACTTTAGAATAAAATGGCCACGGGGCCAACTTGGCTCACTTCCCGCGGACTCGGAACAGTTCATGTTAATCGAAGATCTATATAAACAAGTAGAAAAACTACAACAAAATATTGAAATGAACATGAGTAATAAATTAAAAATAGAATTTATGGAAGGTCAGATCAATAAATTATTAGTAGATGTAGAAGAATTAAAAGATGCCAACAGAGAGATAGTATATAAAAATGGAACGAGTCACTAGAAAAATTGTACAGTATCTTGAAGATATGGAAAAGAAAGCTAAACAAATGAGCTTTGTAAAAAATTTAAAAAAAGAAGTTGAAACTGGCAAGCACGGTACACAAAAATACGTTATAAAAGAAGGACCCAACAAAGGTAAAATATTATGATAGAATCTGTGGTGGCTTTACTTATGTTTGTTAATGGAAGTATTAACGAGGCACGTTTACAACCTTCAATGTCTAAATGTTTACGCGGAAAAATTACGGCTGAAAGACAATATTCAGAAAGTGTATCCTATAAATGTTATACTGGTTCAGCAGAATTAGAGACAAATATAGATGGTAGCAAAAGCATCAAGAAACTGATAATAGAATAGAATGAAAATACATGCAGAGATAGTTAATGGTAGATGTCCAACATGTAATGAACTAACTATGTTAGTTGGTTTAACACCAGAACTTTTTAGATGTATGAATTGTGGTTCTGATTTACAACAACACATTAATGGTAGAATAACTTATTTACCTCACATAGGTTCAACAACTTTAACTTCAGAAATAGAAAAATACTTCGATGGCCAAGAAAGCTAAATTTGGTGTCTCTACGGCACCTCGTGATAAGCCTAAAAAACGACCGGGACGTCATAAAAAATCAAGAAGTAAACACGAAAAACGTCAACAAAAAAATCAAAAGAAAGGTTGACACTATCCTAAAATATCCTAGAATCTAGGTATGAAAGAAAAAATAATAACAATAAAAGTAGAAGATTCAGCTCCAGGTCAATGGTCTCATCTATTACTAGAGTTAAATTTAATGAAGAAAGCATGGAAGTCTTATGGTGTTGACATAAATATAAAAGCACCAGGATTAAAAAGTGTTTTGAATCATGGAACAAAAGTTTTTGATGACGCAAAAAGAAATAGACGAAGCAGCAATAAAATATAATAAAACTAAAGATCCATATTATAAAGATCTTTGGTATAAACTTATAAAGGAGTTTGTAAATGGAACTAATAATTCTAAACGACGGGTTATATCAATTAATTCCGTTGTCCAAGCAGATGATGGAACATGTGTCTTTATTGGGCAAAGTCGATTGCATGGACCTGTGCGAAATATTAAGACTAAAATTAACAGGATATGTTGACACGTTAAACCTACACATTATGAATGATGGTAGTGGTAGTTTACAAGGATGTATCTGTAGATGATACACCTACCCTAAAGAGGGAAAAAAATAAGGGTAGGTAATGGTGAGAAATTAAATTTCCTTTATCATTATTTTGCCACAATGTCAAATGCTAGGTTTTTCTGGTGTGCAGTAGAATTTAACAAACATATTATATTGATTAACATCAGTTCTACCTATTTCTTTCATTTTTTTTAAAGATTCTTCATATCCAAACATAAGACAATCATATTGTGTATTGAACTTATCAGGCCATTTATATGGCTCCATACAAGTACCTGCAACTTGTGAACAAATTAATAAAGTTAATAATATTTTCATTGACAATCCTATAATATCACCTATATATGAGTTATTAAATATGAAAGGAAACGCATGACTGACATGACAAAATATAAAAATGTTTCTCTAACAAAAGAAACATACGCTACTTTAGATAAGTTATCAAAGGTATTATTGCCCGATGCTAAATTATCTATAGCAAAGACGATTGAATCAATTGCAAATGAGAAAGCGAAGAAATTAAATGGCAAAATTAAAAAAAGCTAAAGTTACAATAACTATCTGCCCGACTTGTAAGGGTAATGGATATTTAAAAGTAGCAACAGAGGGAAAAGACCAAGTACACCAATGTTGGGACTGTGATTCGGAGGGTGAGTTCTATGAGACAACTGATATGGGTTGGATTGATGATGGTACTTCTGACAGCATGCATTAAAGATTTAAAATTTGATGGGATTGATCCAACAACATCAATAGTGAAGTGGGTGTTTACAAATGATGCTAAATAAAATTTTAACTTATAGAAAAGGACGAGCTCCAGGTGTAAAAAAATGCTTTGCGCTAAACACCTCTGGAGGTTACATATCGGAAACACCGAGTATTCGAGCCTTTGGCGACCCGTTAGTACGTGCACGGAAAGCGGGCGTTTGATGATTCCTGATACAGACAAAGCATACATTGCAGGATTATTTGATGGTGAAGGATCTATACATATGCGAAGAGGTATTGAAAAAAAGAAACGACACAAAGGTAAACCTGGATATAGATTATCTAATAGTTTACGCTTATCAATGGAGATAACCATGACTGATAAATCTGTTCTAACATGGGTCCACGAAATATTAGGTTGTGGTACACTAACCGATAAACCTAGAAAAGGTAAACGAGTTGATGGTACACCGTACTTGAAACAATATAGATGGCGTTGTACATTCAGAGATGCATATTATGTGTGTTGTATGATATGGCCTTTTGCTCATACCAAGTTACCAAAGATACAAAAGGTAATAGAACATTACACACAAAAAGCATTAAAAGATAATGTAATAAGTTTAGAAGAGTACAGAGAGGTAAAGAACAATGTTCGATAAATACATATACGAAGGATTGCATTTTATTATGAAATGGTCAGGACAGATAAATTCCTGGGCATGGCGTAAACATGCAAAGATACTTCGAACTAAACAAAGTAAAGACATGGAAGAGTTAGTAAGACGTCAAGAAAACTTTGAATATCTAGAGGAGTTGAAAAGAAAATTATGAATGAACAAATACCAATAAGTATATTTAACTGGGGACCCTGTGTAGTTAAATTAAAAATAAAAGAAGAGTTTAAAAAATTATTATTAGATGAAGGCAAGAAATGTACCGAAGATTACACGGATAAGTTAGCAGGGATCTTGAATAAAGAAGTTGGTTATGGCCAACAATCAAAACAAAAGATACTACCCACGCTGTCACAATACATCGGCGTGTACGATCAAGCTTACCAAAAATTTGTTAACAAACCATACGATAAGATGCCAGAGTATGTAATGTCTGCGTTATGGATAAATTATCAAAGACCAAATGATTTTAATCCACCACATGACCATGATGGTAAATTAAGTTTTGTAATTTATTTAGATATACCTGATGAACTAAAAAGAGAACACAGCACTTACAAAGGTAAAAGCTGTGGACCCGGTGGTATACAATTTATCTATGGCAACGGACCAAGAGACGCTATAACTTACATGTCTTTCTTTCCACAAGAAGGTGATATGTTTATCTTTCCTGCGTGGCTCAAGCATTGGGTTGCACCCTACAAGTCCGACTGTACACGGATCTCGGTCAGTGGTAATTTCCATGACAGCGCACCTATAAATAATTTACATAAATTTGCTCCTAAATATTTGAAAGATAAGAAATGACCAATTGGGAAAAAATTTTACAAAATAATATTCTTGGTGCCATAGGTGTAGGAGCTTATGAATTAAATAAAGATAATTTTAAATGGTTAAAGAAAGAAATTGTTAGAGCTAAAAAGCAAGCGATTAAAAATAATAAAAAATTAATTGGTCACATAAAAGAAGAATATTTAATATCACGATGTGAAGAATCTTTTGAATTATTTTTGGTAGATTGTCTTAAAAACCCTTGTCATCAAGGAACTTTAAGAAATAATAAATATGATCTTTTTATTGGTAAAAAATTAGAGTCTATTAATTTAGATACCTTATGGGTAAACTATCAAAAGAAGTATGAATTTAATCCTTTACATGATCATAGTGGTGTATTTAGCTTTGTTATATTTGTAAAAATACCTTACGATTTAAAAAAAGAAGATAATTATTTTAATGAACTTGATAAAACTAAACAACAGGTTCATAATTCAAGGTTTTGTTTCATAAATACTAGAGCTGATGGTGAAATACACAATACTGCCATAGATGTAGATAAAAGCTTTGAAGGTAAAATGTTCTTGTTTCCAAGTATACAAAAACATTTGGTATATCCGTTTTACACAAGCAATGATTATAGAATAACTATATCTGGAAATTTAAAATTTAAAGTATGACGAAAGATAGACGTTGGGATGGTAAATCTAGAGTATCTAATGACTTGTATCGTAAGAACTTTGATGAGATTTTTAAGAAAGAAAAGACACTATCTGAAATGTTAGATGAAGGTTTTGAAAAAGAACAAGAGGAAAGAGCCGATGATGAGTGACGAAGATATAAGAGAATTTCATAACATTGGTCGAAAGATCAAGAAGAGTGATAAGTATACCTATGTCGATGCAACAAGACACGAGGACCACGGAACACGGCTCTATGATGTAAATGGTACTAGACTTCCTTCTGTGACTACGATATTAGGGGCGACCAAAGATCAACAATTTTTAAAAGACTGGAAGGCCAAAGTTGGAGAACAAGAAGCAGAGCGAATCAAAAATCTATCGAGTAATCGGGGGACAGCTATGCACAAATTCTTGGAGCACTATATCCTCGGAACTGGCTACGATGATCTTACAGAGCTCGGACAGAAGGCGAAAACCATGGCCCAAAAAGTTATTGAGATCGGTCTTGCACCTGTTGAAGAGTGGTATGGCTCTGAAGTTACATTATATTATCCTGGCCTTTACGCTGGGTCTACTGATTTAGTTTGCTCTCATAATGGTAAAGAATCTATTGTAGATTTTAAACAATCGAACAGACCAAAGAAAGTAGAGTGGATTGAAGATTACTTTATGCAGATTGCTGCATACGCCATGGCACATGACTATGTGCATAATAGTAAGATAGAACAAGGAGTTATAATGATTTGTACTCCTGATCTATACTATCAAGAATTCAAAGTTGAAGGAGCAGAGCTTCGTAAGTGGAAGCATAAGTTTCTTAAACGTTTGGATATGTATCATGAAATAAAACATGATGAGAAAGAACAAGCTAATGTAAAAATGAAAGAGGAGGACTTTAAATGAAAGTAAAAAGAAAAATACATGGGTATTACTTTGATGGTAAAAAGTCATGGATCATGTACGAAGATGAACATAATAAAATAATAATGAAGAGGTGGAGAGATGAATGAAATGTTATTTAGAACGCTTCTAAAGAAGTATGAAGCAGATATTGAAGACGCACGGTACAAGATACAATCCTTCAATGAAAATAATATAATTATACCTGAACACATAGACATAACAGGTGAGGTTGACAAATTATTACAGCTTATTGCTGAAGCTGAAGACAAAATGGCAGTAATGAGGAAATATTATGTTCAAAATAAGGCAGACAAGCAGGTATTATAGGTCATGATTACTGACCTACTTATAGGATTATCACGTATTTTATCCAGGACTCTCTGGTATCGAATGGGTGTCGGCAGGGTGTCGGCAGGGTGTCGCAAAGGTGTCGAACTTTGGTCTAAACTGCGTCAGAAGTGTACAATTATGGCGGAATCAAGGCAAAAAGTCGACACTTGCGATACCCTTGCGATACCCTTGCGACGGGGGGGGTGTCGAAGCTACTATTCATATGTACCAACGGTTATAGCTCAATTTCAGTGTTTTGCGACACCTTCCAACTTTTTTTTATTTTTAGCGCAACAAAAAAATAAATTGTCATTTAGGTGTCGAAAGAGTAAAAATGAATATGCCTAGGAAAAGACGAAAACGAATTGCAGCTGAAGGTGCTCCCGATATACCTTATCCGAGAGTTCGAGTGGAGTGGATTGATTGTGTCAGCGACTCGGGTTGGGCTACCGACAAAGAGTTTGACAAAATGAAATTAGCAAGACCTGTTAATGAAGGTTGGTTATATTCTAAAGATAAAAGTTCTATAAAACTATTTGCATCTTACGATTTAGATGATGAGGGTATTACGTTTGGGGATCGGACGATGATTCCTCGTCAATGGGTGAAGAAGATTCAGAAGTTATAGATGTTGGAGTCACATCAATTATCTGCGCGTAATCGTCTAATATTTGTTTCATCTTTGCTTCTAACTCTTGTTCTGATAGGTCCTCTAATTTTCCTGTTTTTATTATTTTTCTATCTATGTATAATCCTGCTGCTTTGCCTCGGTTTGCTTCCGCATTCACTGCTGAAGAGAATGAACCTTTCTTTAAAGCGGCCTCACGAAGTCTAGCAAGTTCTGCAACATGATTTTCATAAGTCACTTCATGTTTACGAATTCTTTCTTCTCTTAACTGACCAATATATTTTACAACAAGTGGCGATAGCTTTGGATTACAAAGTTCTGATCCTTCTTGTCTTGCACGTTTAGGACTATACCCAGCAGCAACAGCTGCTTCTGTTTGAGTCATAGGTCCTTCTGATCCACCGAATACTAAAAACTCTGCGAACCTCTGCTGCATCTCTGTTAATCTTTTTGGAACACCCATGTTGACAATTTAAGGTAACATCGTTATATTGTCAAGATATGAAAGATGACAGAGGAGAATTAGATTTAACAAAACAAATTGATAGTTTGAAAGAAACTATCGAAGGTTATAAAATTTTAGTTAATATTCAAAAAGAACAACTCTGGAAATTAAAACAAATCTCATCCGAGAATGAAAAAAATAAAAACTTGTTGCAAGGTTATAAAAAAGTGTTAGAGGAATTGACAGACAAGTTAATACGAAAAGATTCATGAGAGTACAAGACTTGCAGCTATTCTTGAGTAACTTTACAAAAGGTTCTGACGCAGTAAAAAACGCAGTTATCTATGTCGAGATAAAAGGAAAGCTACATGCAATCCGACGAATGGAAGTACATGAAAATGCAGTTCCTATCATAGGTCAGCCAGGTCATAGTGCACACAGATTAGTTATGAAAACTGAAAAACCTTCGAGTCTTATCTTGCCAGATAAACTTCAGAAGGACTATTAATGAATGACAATGTTACTCTAAAAAACGCATGGGACCAGAGCGTAAATTATATCAAAAAATTAAAAAACATTTTACTAATATTTCGCTTATTCGACTTGAAAATAATAGCTTACACGGTACTCCCGATCTATTGGCTTATAATACTTCTGGTCACTTTTTCACTATCGAACTGAAAGTCACTTCAGGTAACAAGATTAAATTTTCACCACACCAAATAGCCTTCCATGTTAGGCATCCTAACAATTCTTTTATCATAGTAGAGGCCCTTGGTCCGAGGTCCGTGAAACTTTTCCGTGGTTCACGTATCATGGAGCTTGTTGCTTGCGGCTTTAAGCTTGACGCTTGCTGCTTGGGGCTTGACGCTTGTCGCTTGATGCTTGAAAAGGTTGGTTCGAAAGCTTGACGCTTGAAGCTTGGGGCTCTGCAACCCGCCCACGCGTTGAGTTAGCGGTAGAGTCCTCCCGAGCTTGAAGCTTTAGGCCCGGACCAGGTGCACGCTTCGCATGCGCCGTCGCGCCTTCTTGAGCTAATGACCTGATCCAGATTCCACGCGGGAATTTTGT